CATGGACCATGACTACGAACGTGCGGTGATTCGCGGTGGATACGATGCTATCGGTGGTATGCTTCGTGATAAGCGATTAAATGCCAAATTCAAAGAAAAGGCGTTAGTCAAGAACGGTTTCATATCGTCTCGAGCTGATAAACAATTTACACCAGAAGTCAAGCAAGTTCCAGTATGCACGCATAGAAGTATACGAATTGGTGAATCATACATCACTTATACTTTTAACACAACTCATGTCTTATACCTGCCATCGAATAGTGACGAACATTTCGATCTAGCATCTATAAATGGAGTCATGTCTCATAGATACAAGCAACACTGGCATCCATTCTACAGCCTTCCTGAAAACATAAGGTATCTATTATCACTAACTGGTATACATGGTGGTGGAGATAGATTGAAGATCAAAACGCACTTAAGTAAGTTCTCCCCATCACATTTTAGAAAAGATTTGATGCCCGAACACGTCATGCATGGGATAGACCGAGTAAGCAAGCGTGGTGGAAACGTGAGAGAATATCTTAAGTTCGTTGGCTTTACATCTACCGGTGACAATAACGAAATCGACGAAATAATGCGTCATATTCATAAAATGGGATTGTATCGCGATCTGTCAGATGCTGACGAATTTTCATCAGTTTTCGATGTCGTCAAATCGGCTTCAACGCAAGTTGTAATTGACCTAATTTCTAGAACATCACCGGCGCTATACGCCTTGTTATCAACAGTAGACTCTGAAGTACGTGGAGTCGTTCTAACTCACTATATTGGCCTACTATGCGACGAAATGAATGTAGCGTGCGTGCAGCATAGATCGAATGCTAGCGGACGTAATTTCATTCGTGTGCCTCTAGTGTCAATAGACATGGAAATCTAATAATTTATGTAGTTTAAATGCAACC